TAAGAGTTTTCAATATACCAACCACCAGGCCCTTGAAAGGCATGTGTATATAACTTTGCCCATGGAATTTCTTCCTTATCTGGTGCTGGCAAGAATCTGATAACAGCATAACCGTTACCTGATTTATCTAGTTCTGGTTTCCAGAGACGTTCATCTCCTCCACCACTAGAGTTGTTTACTTTTTCTACTTCTTTGACTAACTTAGCGGTCAGTGAACCTAAGTTTGACTGCTTCTTTAGACTTGCGAAAGACATTCGGATTACCTCGGATTAAATTGGATTTGGCTTGTGGTATTCTACTATAATAGAATTAATAATATAAAGTGTCAACTAGTTTCTCTTTTCATCATGTCTATTACATCAGACATCTGATCAAACATTTTAGCGACATCAACATCTGCAGGAAGACCCATTGATTTAGCAGAGCTTAAGATTTTATCTTTCATCTCTTTGGCATCAGGATCATCTGATAAACTCAATCTTGCATAAACAATCTTTTGTTTATCAATTAATTTACTTAGTTGATTTATATGATGTGCTTTATCAGCATTATTCATATACGGAAACCGCATGAAATTTTCATAAACACCTTCTTGGAGTTCATGAATCTCAGCCATTTCTGCTCTAACAATTTCAGAATCAAAAAAGCTCATTCCTGAATGACAACCTCCTTTAGAATTTTTTTATAACGGAATACATCTATATTTAGGAAAGGAGTGTATTTCCTAACCCTCCTACTGACGGTTTCCCACACTGGATCTTTTAACTTTTTATCAAAGTCTTTTCCATACCCTAGTATTCTATCATAGATTACTAAAGTTTCAAGGCTTATGTTACCACCCAGAAACTTTTTAAGAACAATCGGATGACCTTTACTACAATCAAATATCTCATCTACTTTTTTATCTTTAAATAATGATTCAGATTCCTCTCTGAAAACATAAGATAGTGATTGAGTTCTCTTCTTCCAATCAACATATCTATCTTCACCAGTTTTAATCATCTCACGAATATACATCTGTGATGGATCAGTGGTGCTTACAAAATTAGATACAAAAAAATCTACAACCTCTTTATCATTCTTCTGTCTTGCAAATCTTTCAAACCAAAATCTATCTTTTCTTTTGTAGAACGTTTCTTTTTTTACTCTGGATCTACCTTCATTTTTATAGTAATCATAATGATCTTTTGTGAAGTGATTTTTCAGAGAGAGATAACAACGATATGCATCAAAAGGCATCATTTAAAATATAAGTTTTGCTCTAGAAGTTTTCTTTAAAAAATTAAGTTCTTGTGCTTCATACTTAATCTTTTCTTTTAAAGGTTTTGATATTAATTTAGGAACTGATTGTACGTCTATGGAATTGATTTCACAGAAAGATACAATCGCATCTATGTAATTCATATCCTCGTGCATTTGCACCATCTGTTCTATTTCTTGTGCAAACTTTGCAGGGCAATAGAACTTATCCTCGAAAGCCTTTTCGATTTCATTTTTCATATTTTGACCCAGTATTGTGAGAGACAAATTCTTTAATATAACGAACTAATAGCTTAATATAATCCCCCTTGTTTCTTTTGTCAAATACTTTGACTTCTCCATCAGGAGTTACCATTAGAGTAATCAACTTAGTTACAGGGATTCCAGTCAACTCATAGTAAGCACTAGCATAAAACATTTCTTGAACGAAATAATTTTCTAACCATGCTTCTGGTTTAATCTTATTAGAAGTTTTAAAATCTATTACCGCTAATTCACCTTCATATTCCGCTATACAATCAACTCTACCTGCAAGACCAAGGTATTCAGAGTAAAGAGTTCTTTCTATAGCGTGTATATTATTTATCTTGTCTAGATATGGTGTTGCATGATGAAACATATACTTGGTAGTGGGTTGATAATCATTCCAATCTAACTCAAGATTCAACAAATAATTTTGTGCTGCTTCATGAAAATCAGTTCCACGAGCAGTGGCTTTTTTAGTGATGCGATTTGCTTCCTCAACACCAACTCTCTTTCTCCAATCAGCAAAGATCTGACGATTGTAAAAAGATGTTACTGATGTTATAGACGGAACCCATTCACCATTAGGAAGATTATATAATCTTATCCCTTTGGTTTCTTTCTTTTTTAATTCAAGATCACCTAGGTGATTACAATGTTCAAACTTCATTTAAATAAAAAACTAAATGGGCACTTACTTTCAGTCTTGGTTTTAGAGAACAATCTAGGTCTCCAATCTTCTTCTGATTTTTTACTGTGAGCATCAACCCATTGACGTACGACTTCAGTATTAGTTTCCTTTTTCAAAATAATACTATCATCCAAATTAGGTGGATAAAAAGAAACTCTAAACAGAGGATCTCCTTTCTTTATTATAACACATCTTTTCTCATCCACAAGGGTGATGGCTGTGCTACTAGTTCTTGACCAATTAGATAAATTAAACCACCCAGAGATTGCAATAAAATTATTGTTTAGTGCAGTCATAGGGTGGTCATTAAATTCAAACCATATATTATCATCCTCAGTATAGAATAAAAACTTAGGGAATACTAATTGAAAAACAGGTTTAGGTGACTTAATATGGTCATCATCATACTCTAACAACTCAGGTCTAGAGCAAGATATTTTATTATTACCTCGATCAATACTAAGACTAAAATCTATTGGTGATGTCGCAACAAAAGTTCTGCTCTGTTTATGATTGTAAACAGGGCATTTGTTTTGAACATATCCTAAGTCAATAAGATCTGATTGTGGTATCAACGTATCTTCGTTATTGAAGACACTCACATAATGTATTGTCGGCATCAAATACCCATTTCTAATTTCGCAAGTAAATATTCTTTTACTAGGCCAGAGCGAACGATATCATCAATTCCAAATTCAACAACATCTACTGATGACATGATACGAAGGACTTGCATAAAGTCTGCGATACCATTTCTCTCTTTATCTTTGATAAGATCTGATTGAGTAGCATCACCACAGAACATGATCTTTGAGTTCTCACCAACTCTTGTCATTATACTATCAAGTTCATGGAAGTTTAAGTTTTGAAATTCATCTACAATAACAATTGCTTTATCAAGTGTTGTTCCACGAATGAATGATGTAGACCAGAATGATATTGTCTCCTGTGCTTTTAAATTACCATATAACATCTCAAAGTCTGCCTCAGTGGCCATCTCAAACATATACTTAACCATATTCTTGTATGGTATCTGATACAAGAATGCTTTATCCTCGTGATCACCAGGTAGGAAACCTATCTCTCTGGTGGCTACAAGCGATCTGACGATGTATATCTTCTCATAAGGTGTATCTGGATTAAAAACATCACACAATGCCTTATAGAGTGATATAAATGTCTTTCCTGTTCCCGCAACACCATAAGCGATCAGGTTCTTGCCCTCATCATAGGCTTCAAATAATTTTTTCTGATTCTCTGTGAGAGGTTCTATATCTCTCAGCATCTCAGCATTTATAGGCTTTCTTCTCTTCATCTGTTTTGCTGTTAAACCAACACCGATTGGTTGGATTCCGTTTTTACTTTTTCTTGGCATACTTAGATAGGTTTTACTCTAGAACGGGGTGCTTTGGATGCTTTATGAAGAACATCATTCCAGCCTGGATGTGTTTTCTTCAACTTGTCATATATTTCTCCAACCTCTCCGAGGTTTGCAACTCCAGCGTTCCAATCTTTATCCCAATCAGGATTGTCATCTCTCCATGTTGAATACTCAACCATGGTCATAGATAATTCTTTTTTCTCACCAGTTTTTTGATTTACAACAGGGTATGTTGGCATATTGTTAAGTTAGGTAAAGTTATTTATTCCCATTCAAGGGCTTCAGATACTGTAGGGAACTGTTCGGTAAACACTTTTCGACATGCTTCAGCAATCTTCATGTGTTCCTTCTGTGTTCCGTGTGCAGATCTTAGATCAATGTAGTGTATCCAAGAACGACATGATCCTGTCATGTATATTCTTGTAGGTGTGCACAATGGCAAC